GAAGAAGTTGATATCCGTGAAGCTACTCCAGAACAACTACGTGATATGAATGCAAAGCAACGTGAGGTTGTAAAAGATGCTATCGAGATATTCTTAGGTGAAGATACTTTTGAGGAACTGTATGAGAAAGCAGGACGCTCTATTATGAATCTATTTAGTTTAGTAAATTATTTAACTAAACTAGTAGAAGCAGAGCTACGTGCTAAAGCTGGAAGTAACTTAGATGCATACTTGACTCAAACTAAGAAGTAAGGTGATTCCATATGGGACCAAGATTCTCACTTACAGAGCGTAATGTGGATGTAATGACCTGGGGAGGCGTGGCTATTGAACTAAACCTCTCCTATGATAATATCCTTGTTATGCTGCAGTTATTCGATGATAAAACGGTGTCTGATAAGAGCAAACCTCTAATAGCCCTCAATATGCTTGTAGTAGAACGCTCCTTACTAGCTCAGCTAAACGGGGAACAACTTAATAAACTTCTCATTGATATTTTTAAAGCAAAGCTCAATATAGACCTTGATAAAAAAGAACGAGTCAATGAGATTACAAATAAGGATAACTCCATAGATGAATCTGAAGAGGACGAGACATTCCAAGAGCTTCCTATAGTTGATTTTACTATAGATGCTGAGCGGATATACTCGTCCTTTTTGTATGATTACAAGCTGGATCTCATTGAGCAACAGGGAAAGCTCCTTTGGAATCAGTTTTTAGCATTGTTTAACAACTTATCAGAAGAGACTCCTATGAAGACTGCTATTAAATACCGCACTTGTGAAGTTCCTAAGAAGACTAAAGACAATGCGGACCAGGTGAAGGATATTAAGAAGAAAAAAGCCTTTTATGAGCTGCCACAAGCTAAAGAAATAAGAGAGGCTAGAGAGTTGAAAGCTTATGAGGACCGCATGAGACGTTACAAGGAAGCACGTAAGCAATTAGCTCAAGAAAACAAGGTTATTAAACCTACAACAGATGATTAAGACCTCATAGCAGGGCTCCTGGGGACAATTAGATAACTAAGGAGCGTGATATACATGGCTGACGGAAGTGTAAAGATAGATGCCCGAATAGATAGTACGGACGTACGAAAAGACGTTGAGAAGATAAACAAAGAGCTTGCTCGTATGGGTTCGAATATGGGCTCCGTAGCTCGTACTATTAAGCAAGCGTTTGAGTCTGAGATGAGTAATCTTGGTAGTAATGTTGGCTCAAGTGTATCAAACATAAATGACCAACTAGGTAATATTGGAAATAGTTTTACCTTTAATGTGAATTCAATCAATGAGCAACTTGATGATATTGGTGTAAATGTAGGCCCAAACGTTAACAACATCAATGCGCAGCTCCAAGAAATCGGAAGTGATATGACATCTATAGGACAAGCTGCTCGGAGATTATTTGATGATGGTTTCAATCCTCTTGACGGTGACGTAAGGGCAGAAGTTTTACAAGTAAATGACGAACTTATCCGCATAGGAGCAAACATACAGTCTATTGTGTCACAACTCAATAGCTCCTATCAATCAGAATTAGATAGACTTAGCAGTATTACCCGTACAGAAGTAACTGAGATAAATAATGAGATTAGCCGCTTAGGTGGTGGGATGAATAGCGCTACAAGTGAAATGACTCGTACGTTCGGCTCTGAGTTTACTCGAATGAATAGTGACATAACTAGAGGATATACTCAAGTGTCTGCTGCTCATATGGCAATGATGAACGAAATGAAAGCTTACCAGCATCAAATGAAAGCAGGCATGTCAGGGGCTCGTGAGGCTCAAATAGAAGCTCAATACGGATACTTCCAATTGATGCAATCAGCAGGCTCTTATACAGGATCCGTAGATGACATGATAGCTAGAATCAATGAGTTAGGAGCAGCCCAGAAGGCGGCTAATGATCAAGCTATAAACTCTAATAGAATGGCTCTAACGAGTATTTATCAGACTATAGGGATGCTCAATAACGCAAGCTCCACAGCTTCGCGCTTTCAAAATAACCTTACTACTATGAATAACCCTCTTTACAATACTAGTAGGCTTGCTCTTACTGCAGTAGATTCACTTGATAGATTAGCACGCTCTGGTAGCCCTCAGCAGTTAGCTCTAGAGTTCTTAGGAGCTAACGCCTCTGTAAAGAAATACAATGACTTTATACGTGATTTGGGAACTCAAATGATGGCACTTCCGATAATCTTCGGAGCCGCTGCTGCAGGTGCTGCTAAATTCTACGGAGCTCTTCATGGGAAAGCTATGGAGGATAACACAAAGTACGCTGAAGCTTTCAACAATATGCTTGAGAAGCTAGCTAAAGCGTTTGAACCAATGGTGAGTGCATTTGCTTCGGTAATGACTCCGATGTATAACTTTATTGCCAAACTTGCAGAGATGGTCATTCAGTTTAATGAAGCTCATCCAGTTTTGGCTAAATTCATTCAAGGCATGATGATGCTTGTACCTGCTCTAATGGTAGTCCTTACTCCGCTTGCTTTAGGGATTGGATACTTTAAGGGATTACGAGCTATCTTGTTTGCTATTAAGCCTGTCATAATGCCTATCATTACTGGATTCTCTATGATGTCTGCTCCTGCATGGATACTTGCTGCTGCTATAGCAGGACTTGTAGTAGGATTTACTCACTTGTGGAAGACTAACGAGACATTCAAGAAGAGTATTCTTGGAGCGGTAGCGGCAATGAAGCAATGGACATCTTCTCTCATGGATCTTGGAGGAAAAGCTCTGACGGCTGCAATTACAGGAATAAAGCAATTCATCTCCCTTACTACTGAGTTAGGAAAATACTTAGGTCATGTACTTCTCACAGGTGATAGCTTTAGTGATGTTATCTCTAACTTGCCTGCACCTATACAGGGAATAGCTACAGCACTGGCTCCTGCTATGGTGGCTCTTAACTCATTTGCTAATGCGATGGCTACTTTAGGGACTTACTTAGCTAGTGTTTTAATCACTGGAGACCACTTTGCAGACGTGGTTGCTACAATGCCTGCACCTATACAGGGAATCGCAAACGCAATAGCTCCATTACTTGTATCGTTAAACTCATTTGGAACATCACTAGCGACTCTATCAAAGTATATCGTAGGAGTTGTCGCTACAGGAAACACTATGAACGTATGGATTAGTCAGCTTCCTTTAGGGGTCCAAAATGCTGCTTTACTCCTAGGAGGTGCAGTAGCTACTATCCGTAATACAATTACTGGGCTCGTTGAAGCTATAAGGTTGGCTATCGGAGGAGACACATCACAGTTAGGACTTATATTTTCTACTATTATGCCGTCTCTAATCGCTATGCTTGTAGGAGGTCTTCCAGGACTCCTAATAGCTGCTTCTAGATTCTTACCTACCATCATTCAAGGAATCACTCAGACGATGCCACTTATCACTACCGCTATAACTACAGTTATTACAACTATGGTGGATTTAATCACAACATACCTACCTCAGTTTATAGCTCAAGGTGTAGCAATCTTAACAAAGGTCATTGAAGGTATCTTGCAAGTATTACCTACGGCTGTTACTTCATTAGTGAATGTATCTACTACGCTTATCAACACTTTAGTGAACACTGTAGGAACATTACTTCCTATTATTCTGAACGCTGGTATGCAAATCTTAATGGCAGTTATCAATGGAATTGTTAACAATCTTCCTAAAATTATTGATGCAGCCTTAAAGATTATGGATACTTTACTAAATTCTCTTATAACTTTACTTCCTAAAATATTAGACGCAGGTATTAAAATCTTGATGGCTATTATTAACGGAATTGTAAAGGTACTTCCTAACCTTATCAGTACGGCTGTAATGTTGGTTGATAAGATTGTCACTATGATTCTCCAAAACTTGCCGAAGATATTAGACGCTGGTGTAAAAATCTTAATGGCAATCGTAAACGGAATTATTAAAATGCTACCTCAGATTATACAAGCGGCTATAAAGATTGTAACTCAGTTGATTACTATTATCATGAATAACCTTCCTCAGATTCTCGAAGCAGGCGTAAAAATCCTAATGGAAATCATTAAAGGGATAGTTAAAATTCTTCCTCAATTAGCTGCTGCTGCTTTAAAGATTATCTATGAAATCATTAAAACTATCATAGCAAACCTTCCTCAGATTCTTGAAGCAGGTGTGAAAATCATTTGGGAGCTCATCAAAGGTATTGCTAAGATGGCTAGTGAAGTATCTTCGACGGTAAAAGACAACATTGTTAAAGCTATTAAGGACTGTTTCTCTAATGCAGGCTCTATGTTATTGAGTGCAGGTAAGGATATAGTGAGAGGTCTTGCTGATGGTATTAGTGGGATGGCTTCAGACGCTATCAATGCAGCTAAAAAGGTTGCTGGAAAGGTTAAAGATGCTGTAACAGGATTCTTTGACATTCACTCTCCTTCGAGGGTAATGAAGAGCGTAGGTGGATTCATTACTGAAGGTCTTGCAGTAGGTATTACAGATATGACAAGCGATGCAGTAAAAGCAGCTACAAAAATGGCTGATGCAGTCCTGAGTGGCTTTGAAGCTCTTTCTAATGACATTGAGCTAGGGAACGTCTTAGGTAATGATAACTTCAAAGATTTAAACATGGGAGTATCTCCAGGCTTCAAACTCCCTAAAGTAGATGAAATCTTAAACGGATCAATCTCGATGGCTCCTACTTCTTATGAAAGAATCACTGGACAGAGCAAAGAAGACAAAAATGCACGCCAAGAAAAGCAAGGACAAGCTAATGAAGAGAAGGCGCCTACTTATCTTGTTATGGATAAAAAAGTAGTAGGTGAGGTTATATCTGAGGACGTTGACAATGCTAACAAGCGTAGAACAAGTAGACAAGCTCAGTTTGCTCCTCAAGTGGTCCCTGCTTTCTAGATTGAACAACTTGTGAGCCTTCCACTATGGAGGGCTCTTTTTAAATAAAGCAAAGGGAATTGATAACATGGCTAGTTTTAAATTTAACGGAACTAAGCGAGATTACTTATATATCATGATGGGTTTTAACCGTGTAGCGTGGGCTCCTATTGAGCGTGATATCTTGACGGCTCCAGGAAGACCAGGCGGATACTACCTGCAGACTAACACGAAAGTGAGAGTTATTGAGATCCCTGTGACACTTAAGGCTAAAGATCAAGCGGACTTGCAGAAGAAGAAAGAAGACTTAGCAGACTGGCTCATACAAGATGAACCAAAGGAGCTCATTTTTGATGATGAGGCAGACAGAACCTACATGGCTATGCTTGACGGAGAGACGGACCTAGAGGAATTAATTTTCAAAGGTAAAGGATCTTTACGCTTTGTATGTCCTATGCCTTATAAGCTTGGAACTACACAGGTTAAAGACTTTGCTCTTGATGCTACAGGGACCGACTTAAAAGTGGATATTGCTAATAAAGGGACTGTAGAGTCAAATCCTATTGTAGAGATAAATGTAATGGACAAGAGTCCTTTTATAGATGTCTGGAATGGCAATGAATATTTCCGTCTAGGTTATCCGACTGGACCGAAGACAAAGCTAGTTGCTCAAGAGTCTCGTGTGATATGGGACAAGATGGATGATCTTTCTAAGTGGTCTTCTCATACAGGACAACTAGGCTCACTTTTTGAAGGTTCTGGAGCTATGGAAATAGCAGGAAGTGGACATGGTTTCCGTCCTAAAACGTATGGACCTATTAAGGAAAATACATGGTACGGTCCAATACTTAAGCAATCCCTTCCTCCTGGAGGAGCTACAGACTTCAAAGTTGATATGAGACTTTCTTTTGACTCTTTAAGCTATAACAGAATGGGAACTATCATGCTCTTCTTATTAGATGCTAATGACAATATTGTTGCTCAATTAGGAATGAAGGACGAATACGACACTTCTTCAATCACAAAAGCTTATACAGTCATAAATGATGGACCTGAAGAGAAAACACTTATAGATGATACTGGAAGGACACCTAGCTCGTTCACAGACTTCAGAGGACATGTCATGCTAACACGAGAGGGGAATGTATGGACAGCTTATTCCGCTTTATACAAGAAAGGGACCTACCAGGACTATGAGACTATTATAGAAACCTGGAGAGATATAAATAATTCTAATCCTGCTACTGCTTCAACGGTAACAAAAGTAGCCGTAGGGATATTTAGATACGGAGATTACAGCCCACTAGACGCAATCTTTATAGAAGACTTAAAAGTGTACAAGAAGTTTAGTATACCTGTAGATGCTACTCCTTACATTGTAGATCAAGGAGACAGTATTGTAATTGATACAGAGAGAGCCCTTGTAACGATAAACGGGAAGAACGCTATAAGTATTAAGGATCTATTCAGTGACTTTCCTGTCATAAAGAGAGGAGTAAATGAGGTTATTGTACGTCCTAAGGCTATAGGTACCGCAAAGATAACATATAGGGAGAGATACAGATAATGAGAAAGCAAAGCGGAGATTTACACATAGTCGACTTTAAAACAAAACTAGTAATAGGAGTTATACGCGCTCATGAATATGTAGAGGACAAAAGACACTGGGAAATTAAAAACTCCGTAGATATGTTAGACTTCAAAATACTTGAGAGCTCCCCTTATGAACCTCTCTTGCAGCAACAAAATATCATCATAAAAGAAACCCGTCCCGGTATAATGACTCCTTATGTTATCACTGAGACGGAAAAAGACACTGTAACTAATACAGTTACGATATTTGCAAGTGGGGAGTGGACCTTACTTGCAGGAGAATCCTATTTCCCTCCTCAAAAGCTCTCTTCAATGACTGCTCAGCAATATTTAGCTATGTCCTTAAACGGATCAGATTGGTCTGTAGGGAACGTTGAGATTACGGGGACTCGTAGCATGACCATTACAGAGTTTATTTCACCTCTGCAGTTTAATAATATGATAGCTTCTGCATTTGATGGTTATGAACTGCAATACAGAGTTATTGTCCAGGGAGCATTTATAGTTAAGAGATATGTAGACCTGGTAGAAAAACGAGGCAGATTAACAGCTAAGGAAATCACCATAGAGAAAGACCTGCAGGGGATTGTCCGTAAAGAGAACTCAGAGGGAGTTATCACTACACTTATAGGATATGTAACTGTAAAGGGATCAGACGGAGAAGAGAAGGTAATCACTGTAGCAGATGCTAACAATGGCATTCCCTACGTAGTGGATGATGAAGCCTTTCAACGATGGAACATAAACGGGAAGCATCGCTTTGGGTTTTATACTCCAGAGACTGATAATCAAAATATGACTCCAGAGCGCCTGCTCACATTGACAAAGGCTGCTCTTAAAAAGCGAATAGCTACAAATGTAGTCTATGAAGTTGACGCTGTCTCTTTAGCTAAAATTGCAGGTCTGACACATGAGGCGATCAATGAAGGAGACACTGTATTCATTAAAGATAAATCTATTAGCCCTCCTATTTTCTTAGAGGCTAGAGCTATTGCTGCAGATGAGTCATTTAAAGATCCTAGGCAGGACAAGTTCTATTTCGGTAACTATAGAGAGATTCAAAACAATGATGATGCCGCCTACAGAGCTTATCAACGTATCTTAGCTTCTCTTCAAGATAAAGTACCTGCTGAGATGTTTAATCAATTACAGGAGAAAGTAAACAGTCAGACTGATGCTATTACTGAGGCAGGAAAGAAAGCAGATGAGGCTCAAAAGGAATCACAAACTGCAAGGGACCTTGCTACACAGGTGCAAGATAACATGGATAAAATGCAGACGGCTATTATTGAGAGTCCTACTGCTCCTACAGAAGACCTAGAAGCAGGTAAAACTTTATGGCTAGACTCCAGTGATCCGATTGCCAAGATATTAAAACTTTGGGATGGAACTAACTGGGAACCACTGGTACCAGACACTGTAGGGATTACTACTGAGATTACAAACATTAAAGGTGAGCTAGGTACAAAAGTATCTGAGAAGCAAATGGAGGAGTATATTGGCGAACTTGGAGCGGATAATCTCCTAATGAATACTCAGTTTGTAAAATATACATTAGATAGCTTTGGGAATATTTCCACATCGACTCCCTCTCTAGATAGATGGAACGCTGACAAAGACAGTACAGATAGAAAAATCACAGTAGATGAAACTCGCAGGTATGGAGCAAGTAGGTCTGTTAAGATTGAAACAACTCACACTGATACAAATATCTGGCACGGTATCTATCAAGATGTACCTGCTTATCAGAAACAAGGGAAGTTCCAATTCTCTGCTATGCTCTACACTACAGATAAATATGCTATTACATTAGGAGCTGCCTTTAAAATAGAGTTCTTCAATGGAGCGACTTCTGTAGGTGGCTACAAGCAAATGGAGTTCCAAGACTCGTTAATTGATAATCAATGGGTTAGATTTACTACTGAGCATGAAGCTCCAGACGCTCCTATTACACATGCTCGTATAGAGATATGGATTAGAAGAGCCGGGACTGTTTGGGTATCAGAGCCTCAATGTAACGTAGGCGATAAACTACCCACTTACTTAGAGAACCCTAAAGACATTGTAAACTATGATGCTATGGTTAAAGAGGTTGCTGATCGTGTTACTAAGACAGAATATAATACACGTAACTCCTTATATGATACTCAATTTCAGCAGACTACACAGGAGATAAACTTAAGAGCTAAGTCTACGGACGTTTACACTAAAACAGAAGGAGACGGACGCTATGGGAGTAAAGCTATTGTAGATAGACACGAATCAGAAATTAAAGTCAACTCTCAGAACATTAGCTTAAAAGTAGATAGCAACGGAGTAATAGGAGCTATCAATCTCTCAAGTGAAGCCGCAGCAATTCAAGCTAAGAAGATTTACTTAGATGGATATGTAGAAGCTAAACATATCCGCTCAGGTTCTCTTAAAGGTTGCCTTATCATGACAGAGGACCCAACAAGTGCTAATAACCATATGCGACTTGAGAAGCAGAACTTGACTTTATTCGGGACTGGAAGGTCTCGTGGGTACTTAGGGTTCGTACCTACCACAGACGGATCATTTACGGAGGCTCTTGTTCTTGGTAATGATTACTCTGGAGCAGGTGGTAGCGTCAATGACTCGTTAGTACTTGATCATACGACTCCTAGTGCTACAAACTTCACAGAATCAGTAGCAAGTATAGGTCTTGCTTCCGGGAAGGACGCTAAGGGTAATATTCTTAAGAGTTCATATATTTCTTTTACAAGATATGGCGGA